TGGACTATATATATTTACGTTCAAAAACAGATATAAAAAGTGTCTTGACATTATAATATAATTAATATGGACGATTTTGTTTTGTCAAATTTGCAGGAATCAAGGAATGAGTGGTGTAGTAGGTTGGTCAGCATTTTTACACCACTGATATTGGGCGGTATTCGTTCAATCTTTAATGAATCGTGGAAGTTGTGTTTGGACAATGATGAGGCGAACAAGTATTTGATGACTTTTCAAAATTTGCTGTCACGCATTCCGAAATGGAATAATGAGATCATTGAAGAAGAACGCAAACGTATTATTGAACGAAGCGGATGTAATTATTTAGAAGATTTGATTACGTGTGTTCATATTATCCAATTGAAGGTCTTGACGTGCATTCGCGTCGGTAACAAACAAAAGAAGATTGACATTTCCATTCCCAAATTAGACAGTTTTATTCACAAAGTATACATTCACGTCGCCCGCAAGACATATTCAAATGTCTATTTGTTTGATAAAAACGTTACTCCCTTGCAATATCAGAAGAATACTCGCGAGATTGAGAACATTATTCAAGAATGCATCTTAATCGCGATACGTGAAAGCATTCCGACCGAGGCAATTATCCGAGCATATATGGATGAAAGCGTAGAACAAGAGGAAGAGGTGATTATTGAAAAGATTGAAGACGATGCGCCTGAACCAGTTGCCGAAAAACCAAGTCAGGACAAGCCTGCCGAAACGGTTATTACGAAAGAAGAAGATTTACCTGCTGTTGTTCCAGCAATTCAAAATATTAATAATGACGCGGTTGTAACAAAACTATCATTTAACAACCTGGATGATGTATTAGACGATACCAATATTATAAAGAAAATAGAAGCCCCGAAGACCATTGAGCGATTGGAGGAGATTAGTACGTCGCGAGCCATTCAACGTAAGTTAGACGAATACGAGTCGTCTGACGAAGAAGATCGTATACAAATACACACGGATCCGATTGCATTGAATGGTATATCTGTTTTGGATAACGAGCCAGCAATTAAGCCGGTTGCCGACTCCTTTGTATTGAATGATGTGGAAGAATTGTTTTAGAAACGTACATATTTAGGGATGTGCGTAAAAATAAATAATATATAATCGTCGGTGAATTATATATTTCATAGTAATGGAAAAGTTGTTTATATTGGCTGCTCTAATTACCTTTCTGTTTTGTTCAATCAAGATCATTGAGATGAAATACATTTCAAAGGAATGGAAACCATTAAAGACGATCATTCGTGATGCCGTGGTTGTCTTTATTTCTGGTGTAGCCGCGATTTTTGCCTTTAATGTGTCAAACGGATCAATGACCGATTTCTTTAACATTGTTACGGATAACACGGTGCTCAATCCGTCAGCGACCGAAGTGTTTACCGGAGAACCTGGGTTCTAGATTGTATGGTCATAAAATGTCATTCTCCACAATGAATGACACTTTATTTTGTGAATTCAGGAATTCCTATAACTACCTGAATATTACTTGGCAGCGTATGCATATCAATGTAACGCGCTACATCTTGTGCAATATACAGCGTTAATTGCATATCTGAATTGTTCGCTAGACATTTGCTCGTCCATTTGTCCAATTTCAACACGTCATTTAGTCCGACAATCCGTCCATTTACGCCTAGATGCTGGGTGGGTCGTTTTCCTGGCTTGCCATTGGTATGTTTTATTCTCCATTCGCACGACAATGCGTTTCGGTGGTCAGGAAATCCCGTCAATAAAGCATATATTTCCCACCCTCCCCCACGCCCGTGCGTATAAACTGCACCCCCCGAAATCTCTTCATTGTGTTGTCTGAGACGACGATATGGGTTATTCGTAGAGCCATTGTACGTTAAATGACTATATTGTGGTTGTTTATTTCGCAGAATGTAACAATACCATTGTTCTGGCGGAGTTGTTGCCTCCACGTTCTCAATCATCTACTATGTAATATAGATAGTAGATAATTCAATCATTCTAAACACAACAAGGCAAATTATACCATTGAAGATTAAAAATAAACACAAATATACAGAACGATGATTGTTTATATTGGTCGATGGATGCACCTTCATTTTTCACGTCTACACGATAGACATTGTGCAAGGTCATAGTGAGTTGGGGGGCGCCGCTCTCCTCTGCTGTTCCTTCTTTAATCGATCTTTGTCTCCTCTATTGATCCTTCTCTGTTTTCTTTTTTGGATATGTCTACTAGGCTGACACTCAGTATAGTAATGCGGTGATCGTGTGCACCAAGACCGGCGGATACTACATCTTCGCCTAAATCACAATAGTGCGATTGGTGACATTCGTCGGCACCCACAACTTCGTCTGCATACTTTTCAAAATACTCCAAATTGTTTGTAATTTCTCCAATCTCTACTTCGACTTGTTTCTTGTAAACCCTTGTGGTGAGCTCGCATTCTCCGCCACTACAATACCCACTATGATCCGACACCTCTTCCTTGAAAAGAATCTCGATACGAACGCTCATTTGCTTCTTGATAAATGCTGATTGTCATAAAAACAAAATCAAATGTTTCAATTTTTTATATGTATGTCCCATTTTAATTCTTCAATCATTCTAAACACAACAAGGCAATTTGTCAATGTCCATACATTTGAACGCCGTATTCTTATCAGAAGAAGACTTAAACTGTTTAAAAAATGGGTATTTTAGTTGTGCTTGCGGGGTGTGTTCGTGCACGGTTCTCGCCGCCATCTTATATAATTTGAAATTAGGATAGCGTTCGTCCCCGTTTCTCTTATACAAATCATACTTGGAATAGTCTTCATCGTCGGGAATGATAAAATCATAGATGGAACATCCCAAACGACACAAATCAAAACTGTAATTGGGTTCAAGTACTGGTTTGGTATTGTCAAAAAATGGTTCGCAGTTATATTGTGTGGCGGCATCTCCACCTGGCGCAAAACTGTCACTGCATATGGTATTTCCGTTGAACTTGTAAATACTGCGCCCAAAGTCTATTAATTTAAATATTCTGCCATAAGTTGGCACCTTGTATGTGATGTTCTCGTACTTGTAATATAAATACGGTTCGTCCGTTTCAATATACATAATATTGTTTGTGTGCAAATCATTGTGTGTGAAATGAAACATCTTTTGATAAGCAATCAATGTCATTATAACTTGAAACAATGCAGCGGCGGCCTTGTTCTCGTCTAGTTTGCGTTTTATAAGTAAATCGTCAATTGTTCCAATGCACTTCTCTAAACATATTAGTTGCACAGGGAAGTTATTGATGTAACCATGCTGAACATCGTCTGACATACTTTCGTCATCACAATCATTGTCATTACTATCGCTGTCACCACATTCACTATCGTCTTCCTCTGTTTCCCAATCTTCATCATCATTACTATCGTCACAATCTCCGTCGCTGTCAGAACTATCATTATAGTCGCTGTTGTCCGAACTAGAAGAGCTATTGCTGGATGATTTATTAGACGTTTCTGTTTTGCCGTGGTTCTCATATACAGTTTCGGTTTCCCCCAAATCGGCGGTGGGTTCGTCCACAGTTATGATATCCGTCAATGAGATAGCGCTAATATTATGAGTGTTTGCACTGGATATTCGCAACTTGATCCGATTGGCACGTGAACTATCCGCATAATACGAGATAGCATCGTGGTTGCATATGGTAAATAGTTTGTTTACATTTTCATTGAAGAATGGCGAGGTATTCAGATATTCAATGTCGTCCGCCACATTCATTTTATATTTATCCTGCACTCCGAGGAAACTACCGTAAAAGTCTATGCCATTCACAAAACCATATTCGTGTAGTGTTTTGCTTGTAAGATAAGAGAAAAAACAATCAGTGTATGCTGCATTATTCTTATCATATATTTTGGGAAACCCACTAGCATTAAATTGCGGCAACTGGCGCACAAGATCTCCTTCGGCAGCATATTTTCCAATCATATATCGAATGGGATCAAGCAGTGGCGAATATTTAATAAAGACGTTTTTTTGGTGCATAGTGTCATCAAGACAGTCCTTCACGGTAACTGGGTTTATAAAATGATATTTATGGTTTAATTGGATAGAATTGTAATTTGTTTCAGTTAACGGCAGAAACCTGTCATACATTGGATTATATGATTGGAAACTTTTAATCCGGAAAGGATTATAATCATATGTAATGTCATCGGGACTACTATGATAAGATTGTTCTAAACTATCCATATCTAAGTTATTGTGATTACATAACTGAATGGAAAATATGGGTAAAGATGACATTTATAACTAAATAGTATATTGGTTTTATATATTAAAAAACACATATCTAAACTCATTACATTTAGTGTGGTCTAGCTGCGTTTAGGCATAAGCAAGAATTTATCAATAGTATCTATACACCGAATGACACTAGAATTAAAAAGATTTAATATGCGTGATATTACATTTAAGCCCGACGAGAACAAAGGTCCAGTAATCGTTATGATTGGGCGACGTGATACAGGTAAGTCATTTTTAGTAAGAGATTTATTATTTTATCATCAAGATATACCAATAGGAACCGTCATATCAGGAACAGAAGCCGGAAACGGTTTCTATGCAGCCCACGTCCCCAAGTTGTTTATCCACGAAGAATATAATACAGTGTTAATTGAGAACGTGCTGCGACGTCAAAAAACGGTGCTAAAACAAGTGAATAAGGAGATTGAACAGTATCGCAAGACGACGATTGACCCACGTGCATTTGTTATATTAGACGATTGTTTATATGACCAATCGTGGACACGTGATAAAATGATGCGTTTGCTATTTATGAATGGTCGTCACTGGAAGATTATGTTGATTATTACAATGCAATATCCATTGGGTATCCCTCCCAATCTGAGAACAAATATTGATTATGTATTTATATTAAGAGAACCTTATCTTACAAACAGAAAGCGTATTTGGGAGAACTATGC